ATCTTCCATCGGTTCGTTTTCTACTGCGTTTTTACGACCACTCATTAAGAGATTCTTTAATCTCTGAATCTTATCATTCATTCTAAACCATAAACCAGTCAATGACAAATGTATTTCTTCTTTTGTTTGTAACTGTGTTCCAACTGAAATATTACCTGGCCCATAATCATGTTGTTTGTGTAAGAACAACTCGTATTGTTGTACTTGTAAACGGCGAAATTCCTTAGTCATCTCTGGCCATTCCTTTTCCATCAACTCTACAATAGTTCCTGGTGAATCAACACCAGTTGGTGTATCTTTTATTGACTTCATTTACACTCCTTTAAAATAGTTAAATTTTTGTCTAATTTAAATTTATTTTTATTTGGTATTTTTCTTGTATCCAAAACTTCTTTTATATATTCTTTAAACATTTCCGCACCTTTAAATCTTGGTGGTGGATATATTTTATCTTCATTCATCATAAAAAATTTACACATAACCGCTACATCTTCAAATGAAACTGGATTATCATAATATAATAAAATTTCATCTTCTGAATGTTTTCTGCCTTTAACTTTATTCCATTTTTTCATTACACCACCTCGTCTATTACACCATATTCCAAGCAATCATCTGCTGTCAAATATGTGTCTTGTTTGGAAACTTCTTCCCAAAACTTCTGGTCTTTTTTTGTAACTTCTCCAAGTATATTACATACTGATTTTTGTAATAATTTTAAATGGTCTGCTCCTTTTAATACATCCGATGTTTTACCAACTTCAAACGCAGAACCTTCATGAATCATAACAGATGAATTCTTACTCATAGTTCTTTTACCAGTTCCACACGCCAACATAACTGCCGCGGCAGACATAGACGCTCCAAGACAATGTGTATTAACTTTAACAGGTAAATTTCTAATATAGTCTATCATTCCTAACATAGAATATACATCACCACCATAAGAACTTATAATCATATTAACTTCTTTTTCTGGGTTGTGTCTCAATAAACTATCAGTTTTGGTAACAATGGTATATAAATTATCCATATCAAAATCATATGCCATATAAACTGTATTAGTATCTGTATTTATACCCCATTCTAATTCTTTCATTAATTTAGAATGTTTCCATTTATTACGTTCCAAACTATAAGTACTAAATCCTTTTCGTGTTCGTGTTTCTTTTTCATCCATACCACTCATAACAACTCCTTATTCTATATTAAATGGTAACTCTTTCCAACGTATTGGGTCTATACCATATTTAGTTAAAACTTCTCTAATTTCGAGAACTCCTTGTGCAGTCATTAACAACGTATCTACATAATCATCAGCTTCTCTTAATGAACATTCATAATTTTTTACAATAACGTCTAAAAACCATCTTGGTAACTTCATTTCATTTTTCCTCTTTATATATTTTAAATATTTTTTACCTTTAGGAAGAACACTCGAATATATTTTATAGTGTTCTTTTGGTGATAACTCATTCCAATGTTTTTGTATTTCATTTACAAAATCAACCCACTCCATTTTCATTGATAAGAAACGATTAATCATATAAGTTGAATATGTTTTCTTATCTTCTTCCGAAATTTTATCCCAATAGTTAGGACTCTGAACCGCTGTTATTTGATTCAAATGGTCGAATAGTCCTTTCTTTTTTATTATCGAAGATTTTTTCATATCTCTTTTCCCACTCATCTAATGTAATACCCAATCTTGGTGTATCACCTTTACCTGCTGAAGATTTCCTATGAAATATAGATGTTTCTTTTTTTGGTGTAACATTTTTACTCTTTTTCTTTGACATTTAATCCACTACCTTCTAAAAGTTGTGATGGTACTTCACCACAATTACCACAACTATAAACTTGTACTGGAACAAGTCCCGCTTGACCCGTTGGTGAAACTATTGCTGAAATTTTCTTAATAACATATGAAACTATAAATAAATAGTTTCCACAACTATCGCATTTCATAGTTTCTTGTTCGGCTAAATCAACTTGTGGTTTTGTCAATGGTTTTTGTGCTTTCATATTCATTAGTTTCTCCGTTCTTCTTCGCGACGATTTGATTTTTTATACCCAATCATTATGTGGTTTCTTCGGTCTGATTTCAAACGTCTATCTCCCGTAATCCATTTAATAAATTTTTCAATTAATCCCATTTTAATTCTCCAATTTTACTATAGTAACTCCTGGTTCTTGAACTACAATATTAGTACACTTTTGAGCAAATTTAATTGCACTCTCTATATTATTTGTATCTAAATAACCACGAACTAATCCTGCTATAAAAGTATCTCCGGCTCCACTAACATCACCAATTTTTACTTCATCTACTGGAAATTCCTTTCCATTCCATCTACATCCCTTATTACCCATTGTAATAATAAGTTTTTTTTCAAATCCTTTATCTGATAGTAATTCATGATTCCTATTATATTCAAACTCATTTAATTTAATATAATCTGCAAATTCAATCCACTTACCAAGTTTCTTTTTAGTATCTACAAATACATTTTTATTATTCTCACAAATATACTGAATATCATCTTCTTTTAAAAACCCTTTACAATAATCTGAAATAATAATAGCATCATAATGGTCTTCTCGTTGTCTATCAAATCCAAATGGTGGTTGTTCAAATTTATTCTTCACAAGACCACTTAACAAACTTTTCTTAATTCTCTCAGAATAATCATGTTCGTCAACTCTCAGTACCATTTGACCACTACGATTTTCTACATATCGTTTTTTTACTATACCATTTCTATTTGTAACTGTATGAATATGCATATCTAATGACTCAACATTATTTGCAACATTTTTTGCCATACCATCATTCGATTCTACATGAGTTGGAACAAAAACTGGTACAGGTGCTTCAGGACTAATTCTTTCTATATCACCATATACAAATACATCTTGACAACTTTCTCCAATTACTAATACATTCATTTTATTACACCAAGTAATTCTATTAACATAGCCATAGCGTTAATTTCTTTATCAATAACTTGACCATCATACATTTGAAATTTAGCTATAATTAATATACAATCGGCTACATGACCTTTTCCATAATCATTAACTTCATCATATAACAACCTAAATAATTCCGCATAATCCTTTACTTGACTATCTAAAAGTAATTGTCTTATATTTTTGAAAGCATTTCGTTTATCTTGTTCTTTTAATATTTCCAAAACTTTCATTTTATAATCACTTTGTAAAATATCATGTTTATCTAATTTTAATTTATTATCTAATGATTGTTTTTGTGCAGAATTAATAACTCTACGAATATCTGGATAACAACTATTAACAATAAACGCTACATCATTAATATTATACTCTACATTTTCAGTTGAAAGTATTTCACCTAAATGTAAAGCTACTTCTTTTTTAGATGGTGGTATTAAATTATAACTTTGACATCTACTTTGTATAGGGTCAATAATTCTTTCTACAAAATTACAAGTTAAAATAAATCTACATACGTTTGAATAAGTCTCCATCAAATTACGAAGAGCGGCTTGAGCGGCTGGTGTAATATAATCACACTCATCTAATATAATAACTTTTAAATCTGCAAAACCAAGTGTTCCAGCAAAAGTTTTCACCTTGTCACGAACCATTTCAAGTTTACGTTCATCCGACGCGTTAATATATAGACTATCACAATCTATATTCTTAACAATTAATTTAGCGAGAGTGGTCTTACCCGTACCAGCCCTTCCATAAAATAAAAGGTGTGGTAAATCCCCACTCTCTATAAAAGTCTTGACTTTACTTTTTAATTGGTCATTACCAATATAAGTATCAAGACTACAAGGCCGATATTTTTCTACCCATAAAGTATTTTTATCATTAGTAATTATCATTCACAATATCCAAAACTATACACTAACTCGTGGTTGTAAAAAATAAACAGCATTATAATCATCAACATTAAAAGTTAATTTAATTAATGGTCTATCTCCACCTTTCATTTCAAGAGTTCCAGTTTCGCACTCTTTATTAGCAGATAATATGTCTGCCATAATTTGTGAACTAAAAGAAACTTTATCAACATCACTATAAACCTTTGGTTTTACAGGAATAGATAATCTATTAGTATGTTGAGTATTCCAACCAATAACAACCGAAACCTTATCATTCCCTGTTACTATAGTAAAAGTTTCTACTTCATCACCTAACGCTGATTTACCAGATATAAACTTAGAAACAAAATTTGAATCCATTGGAAATATAACATCATATTCTTGTTCCAACAATTGTTTTACAATTTTACCATCTGAACTTGGAACTACGCTTGTATCATGTAACATATACTTTATTGTATTACCATAATCATCCGATGAATTGATTTGAGCGGCCATATCTGCACCATTCTTTGGAACACTGGTAACATCAAATGAAATATCAGTACCAAGTGTACTTAACAAACCACTAAATTTCTGTAAATCACCAATACCTAAGTTGGAATCACTTATATCCGAATCAGACATTTTTAAGACAACTAATGCGTCTCTATCATCCGTTGCTACCCAAGTATGTGTTACACTATCTTTTGTTACAATTTGAGCTTGTCCGACGGCTCCGCCGATACGAACTTTGTCAATGTAACGAGTTAATTTGGATTTTTCCATAACCTATTTTTCTCCTTATTATGTGTGTCATATATACATATATATGACAAGTTCAAAACCATTAATCTTTTTTCAGAATTTCTTTAATTTGTTTTAATTCTGACTTATTAAACCAACCTCTAAAATATGAACCATCAATATTAACAACTGGAACATTTTTAGATTCAGTTTTTTGATAAATTTTCTTTTGTAATTTTTTATTATTAGCTACATCTATCTCTATATAATTAATTTTATTTTCTATCAACCATTTGCGAGCGTCATCACAATATGGACAATTAGGAATGTTGGTAGATGTATATAATATTAAAACCATGAATTTTCTGAACGTATTTGTGGTTTACTCCATTCTAAAGCCCCATAAAACATATTCAACTTTTTAGTTAAAGCTTGTTCATACATTTTATCATAATTAATATATTTTTTTATAAAATCCATAATCTCTTTTGGGTCTTCGTGTCCTTTATAACCAACTACATCTAATTTAAATGGATTATCTTTTAAATAAACCCACCTCATTTTAGAATCACTTACTATTGGTTCATATTTATTTTTTTTAAAGTATTTTAATAAATCATTATAATAAATAGAAGCTTTTACATGGACAGGTGTTCCTGTCATTATACTTGTTGTAGCCCCAACATTTTCAAATTTATCTGTCTTTTTTGGTGTATATTTTTCTATATTTTTTACACCAACTGGATTAGCTATATCATCAATACTTAAATTTGTAATACTTTTCTTAAAATTCAATATTCTCGTATCAACTTTATCTTTAGGTACATAATTCAAAATATCTTCTAAAACATTTGATAATAAAGTTTTCATTGCTGGTGCAAATGTACTTCTAACTGTATCCAATCCCTTAACATGAACTTTATTTACTTTTACCCCATTATCATTTATAATTCTCATACCATATCTTTTCTTGACAACAAAAAATCCAGTTCTTGCAATAATCTCTTGTTTTATTTCAAATCTATGTTTATCTATATTACAAAACTTTTTAGCAAAATAATCATACGAACTATTCATATAACCTTGTACTTCTGTAGCTATTTCTGAAATTCTTTGAGTCTTCATTACATCAGAAAGTTCTTCGTTGGGAAATCTCTTACCAAGAAGTGGTACAGCACTAAAGAAAACAGAATCGGTATCAATATATATACAATGGTCTTTGTCATCACTAAGTTCTTTATTATAAAAATGATTACCAATCTTCTTTGTAAATTTAATCAACGATTGACCAGTTAATGTTGTTGCTTCTGCGTTATCTAAATCATAAAATCTAAAAACAGACAAACCCAATACACCATATAATGAATTTAAAATAACCTTTTGAATATATTGTCTTCTATTAAAATATTGATATTTTTCCTCATCACCTTCATCGGAAAATTTCTTAGCTAACTTTCTATACTCAACTCTTGTATTAAACCATTGTTCTAATAACGCAGGTATTAACCCTTTTTTATCAGTTTTATAAATTATACCATTAGATGATATTGAAACTTGATTATCATTAAAATACATTTTCAATTCATCGTTAGTTAAATTACCTTGTTTTTTCCCATACATTATTACAGAATATGTCTTGGGTATATTAGATACAAACTCTTCTGAGTTCCAACCTTCAATTTTTCCTATTTTTGTTTCTGGTGAAATGTTAAGAGACATAATAATTGATGGATACATAGAAGTAATATCTAAATCATAAATCCATTCATGTCTACCTTTTTGTGGGTCTTGTACATACGCTCCAGAAAATTTATTTTTATTGAATACATCCTTTCTTCCACCTTTACTTCTATTTGGTGCAACAATACCAAGTTTTTTAAGATAAACAAGAACAGCTCCTTCAAGATATCTCGAAGACCATTCAACTTCTTCATATGGACAATGACCAACATGAGCAATACCTCTGGCTACATCAATAAAATCCAGTTTCTCATTTAACATTTTAACAAGTCTAACATCATGAATATTGTATTCTATAAATTTATTTATATCATTCTCATATAAGTCATTAAGTGTTCCTTCATATTCAACTTTCGTTTCACCAAGTTCATCTTGTGCTATAGCGTCCAATCTATAAGAAGTTTTTTGTGTGAATGTAAATTTTTTATATAAAGATAAATAATC